TACAAGAGGCGAAACATACTGAACTTCGCCGAGCGGAGTTAGCCGCGGTAGGAACCAAGGCAACCCAAGGAGCTCTTACTAATTACATTCTGACAGTCCCAGAATTAATAACATTAAGGGATGAGTTATTAGAGGCACAGCATAAGTACAATTTGGCAAAAAATATCGTTAATTCTTTAGACCATCAAAAAGATATGTTAATACAAATGTCCGCAAATAAACGTGCAGAAGTAAGACTCCACGAACTATAATAAAAGGTAGGATATCTCCTACTACTACTAAAAAACAACAATTAAACTAAAAAACTATGGTAAACTTAGATGCACTAAGAAAGAAATATGAAGAGGTTACAAAACAGAACTCCGGTACTGGTAATTCTGATTTCTTAAGCAAATTTCTTATAACTAAAGAGGGTACATCCCTCGTACGACTCCTACCTGCGAAAGATGATGAAGAGAACTTTTATGCAGAAACCGCTATCCATCGTATGGAGAATGACGGTCAATTTAAAAACTATCACTGCCCACGTGTAAAAGGCGATAAGTGTCCTTTGTGTGATGTATACTTTGCTCTTTGGAAGACTCCTAGTGAGGATAACCACAATCTCGCACGTAGTATTAAAGCACGTAAGCGTTACTATTTGAATGCTGTAGAACGAGAAAGCGGTTCCGTTAAGATTTTATCTATCGGTATGAAACTGTTCGGACAAATTCTAGACACCTTTTTCGATGAGGACTATGGCGATATTACTGACTTGAAAACCGGTAATGATTTTAAAATCGTTAAAGATACGAATGGGGCATTCCCAAACTACGACAAGTCTGCACCTAAGCCTACTAAATCAGAAGCTGGAACTCCTGCCGAGATTGCTACGTGGATGGATGAGTTGCACGATATTCAGAACCTCGTAAAGATTGCTGAATACGATGAACTTAAGCAACTGTCTATGATGGTTGAAGCTAAAGCTGAAGGTATGTCTATGGCTACCGCTAAACCAACTACTAATAACGAATCTAAGGGTGACGATGATTACCTTTCACACCTTAAGAATCTGTAATAAGTGAGCGAAGAAAAGAAAAAGCTTAAAATATTGGCGTGCCCTGCTAACAAAGGAGGGTGCGCTTATTATCGCGTAATTATGCCAATGGAGAAGCTCGCCGAGCTTTATCCCGATGACGTTGAAGTTAGGTTTAATTATGACCCTTTAGATGCAGAAGGTGCCAAAAATAGAGACGGTAAATTACTTCCTGCTAAAGAATGCGAGGACATGAATTGGTGTGATATTGTCTTTTTCCAAAATATTCATAACTACGGAGGACCTTACACTGTGGATATTTTACGGTACGCTAAAGAGTTAAATAAGTTCACACACTACGATACTGATGACCTGTTGACTGAGTTATATGAAGGACATCGACTAATAGATGTGTACAAAGAACAGAAGTTAGATGAAATGACTAAGGTTATGTATGCCAATGCGGATATGGTTTCTGTAACGCAACGAAAGTTTGCTGAACGTATTCAAGAGTATGTGGGTAAAGCTTTAGTTATTATTAAGAATTCTATTGATTATAAATTACCGTGTTGGAACGCTCCTAAAATGGAATTGCCTTCACGTATGAATAAGCATACTCGTATTGGGTGGGCCGGAGGAATCCACCACGAAGAAGATGTTAAGGAGTTTCGTTCTGTAGCTATGGGCGTTAATAGTAAAGTAGGTTACCACAACGTAACATGGAACTTTTTTGGAAGACCCCCCAAAGGCGGAGCAGAAAAGGATGATTGGCAACAAGAGGTTTGGGATAACTATGAGAAGAGTTTGTCCTTCGGCGTTAAAGATAATAAAAATGTACTATTTCACGGAGCTATGGCATCAGACCAGTACGGTTTAATGTTTCGCGGGTTAGATATAGCTATAGCCCCGCTACAGATGAACGCTTTTAACGACTCTAAGTCTGAAATTAAAGCTATGGAAGCTGGACGATTTGGAATACCCCTTGTAGCCTCCGATGTAGGATGTTATGATGAGATTATTAAAAACGGAGAAACTGGGTATTTAATTCCCTCGGATAATCCTAGGTCTGAATGGGTTAAAGTTTTAACTAAGTTATGTAAAGATAAAGACCTTAGGAATCATTTAGGAAGTAACCTTAAAAAGATTACGGACGAGTATTATGACATTAATAAAGTTGTTGGGGGTAGAGTAGAACTTTACCGTCAAGTAATGGACATCAAAGAAAAAGCGACTGCTAATTCTAAGTACAAGGGGCTACCAGGAAGTGAGTAATATAAGCGCACTTATAAAGACTATAGGTCGACCGACTTTACAGTATGCTATTGATAGCGCACTTAGAGAAGGTATTAAGCCTATCGTTGTTTCTGATGGTCACCCTTTGTATGACCCAGAAACTAATGAGATGATTGTTGGCGGAGCGTACTCCGCTATTGAATTGAAAAGGAATTGGGGTTGCTACGGAGCTGTAGCGGCAAACGCAGGCGTAGCTTTGTGTGATACTGATTGGTTGATGATTTTAGACGATGATGATGAATTAGCGGAAGGCGCTGGGGATTATATCCGTAAAAAAATGACCGAGTACCCACGTGTCGATATATGGATTCCGGGTCTCCAATTTAACACTGGACTGGTTTTATGTAAAGGCGATGACCAACGAGTACGTCCTGGCAATGTTGCAGTTCCTATAGCAAGAGTAGAGTGTTTTACAGAAGCACCTTTCAAGACCAAGGTTCCAGAGGAGTATAAGGATTATGCTGATTTCTTTCAAATACAAGAGATGCATAATTTAGGGCATAAAGTAGCATGGCTTGGGAAAACCACTTATTTAGTTAGACCTAACATGAATGGTACAAACGGGAGGGGCACTTGATTACACTAATCTGCTCTACTTACAACTCCACCAAATGGATTGATGGGTATTTAGAGTCTGTTAATAATCAAACTTGTCCATTTTTTAGTATTCATTTTATTGATGCAGGGTCCACCGATGGTTCTTGGTTGAAAATTAATAATTTTAAATTTAGAACTGGGATTTCGGTGAAGTACACTATTGAAGAGGGTTGCTCGGTTTACGAGGCTTGGAACATAGGGTATAAGGACGCTAAAACACCTTACTGTATGAATTTCAATACGGACGACCGTCTATTCCCGACTGCCTTAGCCACAATGTTGGCGCACGCGAAAGAAAACCCCGACGTTGATGTATTATACTCTTCATGTTTTATTGTAGACGAACCTACGCATAAAAATATTGTAGGATATCACAACTGGCCTGAGTTTTCAAAAGACGCGTTGATTAGTAATTGCATGATAGGACCTTTTCCTTTAGTAAAAACAAAATCCATTGAAGAGTTTGACCCTGATTTTACTATTTCTGGAGATTATGAGATGTGGTTAAGGATGGAATCGAAAGGTCGCAAATTTAAAAAGATAGAAGAACCCATCGGAAAGTATTATAGTAACCCAGAGGGCATTAGTTCGAATGCAAAAACATTTAAAGAGCACGTAATACAAGACACCAAACTTAGGGAGATGTATAAATGAAAAAGAAATATAAAAGAATGAAGTACTCAATAGGTATTACAACCTACGAACACAGGTTCGAGAAATACTTAAAACCTTTAATTAGTAAGATTAAAGAGATGAGACCTGAAATAGAAATACTAGTCTCCGTTAATGGGGAAAACAATAAGCAATTCAGTGAGGAGTATAGAACTGAAGTTTTGTCGTTTCTCTCTGGTATGAAAAATACGTTTGTAACCACATACCCTACTTATAGAGGTTTAGGGAAGCTGTGGAACAACCTACTTGTAAATTCAAGTAACCATCTCGTGTTATTACTAAATGATGATGTCACGATTACAGGCGACACTTTTTTTAAAGAGATAGAACTTCTACTTTCCAGAGGTGTCAGCTTCTTCAAAATAAATCAGTCATGGAGTCATGCTATGGTAGACCGTAGAGTTGTAGATGACATTGGTTGGTTTGATGAGAGATATTTAAGCATTGGAGAAGAAGATGGCGACTTTGAATGGAGGTATGGTCAGCGGTTTAATACACCTTTATGCAACACGCTTGTATCTCACATTGTTAACCACGTGGACCATGATAATTGTTTGCTTGGTATGGAGAAAGTTAATGGGAAGTACTCAAAGTTTAATTTAGATTTTGCCTTCGGCACTAAGTATCGAGTAGACCCCAAAGGTAAGAACTACGGAATAATGAACAGGTACGTTATATGTGATAGTCCAACACCTCCTCAATATACTGCGGAAAGATTCTATTGGGAGCATAAAGAGGAGCTGTGATACGAAAGCCTGTAATTACACGTCACTATGAGGACTGTAGTTTTAGTGGGGGGTTTTATCCAAACATAAAACTTATTATTGAGCCTGTTGACGAGAGGTGGTTGTCGCTTCCAAGTGAATCCCTTCCCAAAGTAAAGACTCCCGTATTTTATTTCGTCTATAATTTTGATAACTATTATCATTTTGTATACGACACTCTTCCGTACTTAATAAGTTATAGAAAACTAAAGGCTAAAATTCCCAACTTAAAACTTTTAGTAGGGTTTCCCCCTAAGCAAGATAAGTTTAACCCTTTTGTTTTAGAGTTTCTGGAGTTGTGCGGTATTACCGAGGCTGACTTTCAGTATATCTCGGATTCCGTTATATATGAAAACGTGTACGTCTCAGAATCCTACACTCACGGAGAGGATTCCAACTTACCTCCTAGAGAGGAAGTATATGATTTCTTTGAAGATTTAGCGTCAGGCATACCCTCGGACGAGTCTTTGCCTAAGAAGATATACATTTCTCGTCGTTCGCATTTGCATGGAAATTACGACAACATTGGAACTAATTACACTACAAGAAGAAATCTAAAGAACGAAGACTTACTTGTAGCCACGTTAAAAGATAAAGGGTATACAGAGGTTTTTACGGAACTGATGTCTACTAAAGAAAAGATTCAAATGTTTAAAGGTTGTACTCATGTGGTAGGGGCTATTGGAGGGGGGCTTTGTAACGTATTGTTTTCTAAGAAAAACACTAAACTTACCCCTATCGTCTCGCCTTTATTTTTAGAGGTTAATTTCAGATTCAGCCACTGTTTTACTAACGTAGAAACCACATACTTTACGGACACTAAGCATACAGAAAGCGATGAGTTTAAGAAGTACATGAGAGTTAAAGCACCCAGATATAAAATTACTGGGGAAATTTCTAATGTAGACGAACACTCTGTTACTATAATATACGATGAGGCTGATGTAGCTGGGTGGAATGCCCAGACAGAATATAAAAGCCTCTCCTTGCCCCGTTACGAAGTTGAAATTATAGACCGAGGTTTAAACTCCGAATGGGAAATGAACTTAAATAACTTTATAAAAAATTATGCCTAAACCTTGCTTTATCATTGCTCACAAGTATTTTAGAGGGTACGAATCGTACCTAGAATACTACATCGAAAACATACAACACCATTACCCTGAAGCGTTAACTGTCGTAGTGGACAACAACTCTAAACATTCGGATGATATATTTCGAGCAGTTCGGGACAAAGATAATTTAGTCTTATTAGAGAATGATATCGAATCTAAATTTGAGCTTGGTGCGTACCAAGTCGGCGTACGTTATCTTGAAGAAAATAATTTGTTGGACGAGTATGATTACTATGTTATGACACAAGACAACTTCGTGCTAAAGAACAAGTATGATTTTAATACTTTAAAAGAGCGTAACTGCACCGCAGCCCCTATCAATTCCTTTTATGCTGACGGTGAGTGCGTGGCTGTAGTTAATGACGTTATGAACAAACTTCAAATGAATGACAACTGGGATAAGGTTAACTTTTGCTGGTGTAGTAGTTTTGTCGTAGCAAAAGAAAAGATGTCCCAGCTTTATAACTACTTGAAGGACATCGTAGTAAAGCACCGTTGGGAGAGTTGTGCGGGAGAACGCTATTTGGCTAGAATTCTTTGGGAGT